GCGCCAGTGGAAGGTGAACACCGGCACCTTCCACTGGCGCAGCGACCCGCGCAAGGACGAGGCCTGGTACGAGAAGCAAAAGGCCACCCTTGACCCGACGATCGTCGCGCAGGAAATCGACATCGACTACAACGCGTCGACCTCCGATGCGTGGATCAACGGCGCCGGCGTGGAAAGCGCGCAGCGGAACCGCCCGGCGGACGTCCAGCCGCTGGGCGGCTGGATTGTCGCGATCGACGCCGCACACTTCGGCGACGACGAAAGCGTCATCCACAAGCGGCGAGGCCGCCTGAACTTGCCGCAGGTCTCGCGCCGCGGCCTGGACGGCATCCAGCTGGCCGGCGTGGTCACCGAGGAGTGCGACACCCTGGTGGCGGCAGGCGGTGAGATTCAAGCCATCGTGATCGAGCTCGACGGGCCGGGCGTGTCCTGCTACGACCAGCTCCGCGCCGGGAAGTATGGCCGCCTGGTGGTGGGCGTGCACACCGGCGCCAAGGTTGCCGACGGCAAGAACTACAACCTGCGCGCCAAGATGTGGCGCGAGGCCCGGGATTACCTGGCATCGCCGCCGGTCGTCATGGCGGTCGACCCCGAGATCAAGTCGCAGCTGTGCTCTGTTCGGTACAAGTACAAGGACGGTCTGCTGCTCATGCAATCGAAGAAGGAATACAAGGCCGAGTTCGGGAAGTCGCCGGACCGGGCGGACGCTTTCGTCCTGACCTTTGCGTCTGTCCCCGTGCAGGCGCGGAAACCTCAAGCAAAACCGGTCCACACCAGTGGCGGATGGATGGGATAAATGGCTTCAAAGACCGATGAAAATCTAATTGCGGATGCGCGCAAGGCATACGAGCGCGCGCTGGAAGCCGAGCGCGTGAACCGCGAGAACTGGATTTCCGACGTACGCTTCGCGCGCCTGGGCGAGCAGTGGCCGGAGAATATCCGCCACCAGCGCGAGCAGGAAGGGCGCCCATGCCTCACCATCAACCGCCTGCCGGCGTTCATCCGCCAGGTCACGAACGACGCGCGCCAGAACTCTCCAGCCATCAAATTCCACCCGGTGGGCGACGGCGCCGACCAGGCCACCGCCCTGATCCTGGATGGCGTGGTGCGCAACATCGAGTACACCAGTCACGCGGACGTGGCCTACGACAACGCCCTGGACAACGCGGTCACCGGCGGCTTCGGCTACTTCCGCATCAGCACGGACTACGCCTCCGACGACACGTTCGACCAGGACATCAAGATCGAGGCCATCAAGAACCCGTTGACCGTCTACGGCGACCCGATGGACATGGGGTCGGATTCCTCCGACTGGAATGAATGCTTCGTCACGGAGCTGTGGGACAAAGCGGCGTTTGAAAAGCGCTGGCCGGACGCCGAAACTGTGGACTTCGATGCCGACAGCCACGACACAGCGAACTGGTTCAGCGACGACAAGATCCGGGTGGCGGAATGGTGGACGCGCGAGGAGGTGCCCGTCACCCTGCTGCTCCTGTCCACCGGCGCGGTCATGCGGGAAGAGGATTACCTCAAGCATAAGGAATTCCTCGACCTGGACAATGTAACGGTGGTCGACCAGCGCCAGTCCACCACGAAGAAGGTCACCCAGCGCATCATCACCGGCGCCGAGATTCTTGAGACGAACGAGTGGCCGGGCAAGTACATCCCGATCGTGCCCGTCTACGGCGACGAGGTGGTGGTCGACGGCGAACGGCACCTGCTGTCCCTGGTTCGCTTCGCCAAAGACCCACAGCAGATGGTGAACTACTGGCGCACCACCAGCACGGAGCTCGTCGCGCTGGCGCCCAAGGCGCCGTTCATCGGTGCGGTAGGCCAGTTCGCCACCGACGCCACAAAATGGGCCACGGCGAACACCCAGACCCACCAGTACATCGAATACGACCCGGTCGACGTGAACGGTACGCCGGCGCCGCCGCCGCAGCGGCAGCCTTTCGCGGGCGTGCCGGCCGGCGCGCTGCAGGAGGCAATCAATGCCAGCGACGACATGAAGTCGATCATGGGCCTGTACGACGCATCGCTCGGCGCCGTGTCCAATGAGACCAGCGGCCGCGCCATCCTGGCCCGCCAGCGTGAAGGTGACGTTTCGACGTTCAACTTCACCGACAACCTGTCCCGCGCAATCCGGCACGCCGGCCGCATCCTGGCCGATCTGATCCCGAAGGTCTACAACACCCCTCGGATCATGCGCATCATCCACGAGGACGGCACCAACGAGAGCGTGGCCGTCAACGGCGCCCAGCTCGACCCTCAGCAGGTGCAACAGCAACTGAACGAGCGCCAGCGGGAAATGCGCAACATCGGCCGGGTCTTCGACCTGACGGCCGGCAAGTACGACGTCACCTGCGAGGCCGGTCCCAGCTTCACGACGAAGCGGGAGGAAGCGGCCAGCCAGATCATGGAATTCATCCGTGTCTACCCGAACGCGGCCCCCATCGTTGGCGACATCCTGGCGCGCAACATGGACTGGCCGGGCGCGATGGAGATTTCGGAGCGCCTCAAGCAAATGCTCCCGCCGCAGCTGCAGGGTCAAGACCCGCAGGCCGTGGCCGCCCAGCAGCAGATCCAGCAGCTGGTGCAGGCGCTGGAGCAAATGCAGAAGCAGCTGGCCGACAAGAGCCAGGAGAACGCGATCGACGCCCGCAAGCTGGATATCGATGCATTCAACGCCGAGACCAACCGCATCAAAGCCATGGGTGGCGCCTTGACGCCGGAAGCCGTGCAGGCCCTGGTGGTCGACACCTTGCGCCTGGTGCTTGGCTCTCCGGACGTCCTGCCGGCGCCGACTGCGCAGCCTGATCTGGGGCCGCAGCCGGACGCCCATCAGGTGCCGGCCGGCGTGCCGGATGTGGTGCCTGGCGCGATCACCGACAACGCCGCAGCGGGTTCTACCGCCGGCTGAATTTCGCCGCGGCTGCGGCTTTCATTGGAGTTTCAAAATGGACGACATGGAACAACCTGGCATTTCGCAGGATTCCGACGTAGCAGACCAAACTGCCGCCGAGGAACATCAAGAGGCAGTTGACGACCAGGATCAGGACGACGCCTCGGGCGCGGACTCGCAAGAGCAAACCGACGAAGAGGAAGAGGACGAAATCGAGGTCGATGGGCGGAAGTTCGCCATGCCAAAGGGCGCAGCGGAAAAGCTGAAAGCCGAGCGCCTGATGCATGCGGATTACACCCGCAAAACGCAAGAAGTTGCGCAGGAGCGCCGCAGCCTCGCTGAAGCGCAAGAGCAGCACCAGCGTCAAGTCACCGAGTACCAGAACTACACCAAGGAGCTTGCCCAAGTTGTCGCGATCGACAACCAACTGGACGAGTACCGGAAGTTGGATTGGCAAAAGCTCGCTGACGAAGATCCGGTAATGGCACAGAAGCTGGATCTTCAGCGCCGCGCGCTGGAAGATAACCGTGCCAAAGCAGTAGAAGCAGTCACGCAAAAGCAACACGAGCGTGCGCTGGCCGAGCAGCAGGACACTGCCAAGCGAATCCAGGAAGCCGAAGCGTTTGTACAGCGTGAAATCAAGGATTGGTCGCCGGAGCGCGCCACCAAGGTCATGGAGTACGTCGGGAAATCCGGCGTCAACCTGGACCAAGAAATGGCGCGCACGCTGATCCGGCAACCGGCCCTGTTGGCCATCTTCAACAAGGCCGAGAAATATGACCAGCTTGCGAAGAAACAGTCCGCCAAGCCAGCTCCAGCCCCGGCTGCAAAACCCATCACCCGCGTCAGTGCGAGCCGCCCGGCCGCCCAAAACGACCCGGACAAGATGAGCACCGAGGACTGGCTGAAATGGCGTAATGGCCAGTTGCGCAAGAAACGCTAAACGCTCAAACAAACCCGCTTCGGCGGGTTTTTTCATATCTGGAGAACCAATATGCCAAACACCATTCTGACCCCGAATCAGATCACTCGCGAGTCGCTGCGCGTCTTGCACCAGAAGCTGAACTTCGTGGGCTCGATCAACCGCGGCTACGACGATTCCTTCGCCAAGGAAGGCGCAAAGATCGGCGACTCGCTGCGCATCCGCCTGCCAAACGAATACACCGTCCGCAACGGCATTACCATGGCCGCACAGGATACCGTCGAACAGTCGGTCACCCTGCAGGTCGCCAGCGTGAAGGGCGTCGACCTGAACTTCACGTCGCAGGAGCTGACGCTGTCGCTGGACGACTTCAGCGAACGCATCATCGACCCCGCGATGTCCGTGCTGGCCGCGAACATCGAGGCCGATGCCCTGTCGATGGCCCTGGACGTCTACCAGGCCGTCAACAACATCGGCTCGGCTGCGACCTTGCGCACTGCCCTGCAGGCGCGCAAGGCGCTGACCGACGCGCTGGCGCCGTCCTCGCAGCGCACCCTGCTGCTGAACACCCAGGACAACCTCGACCTGGTCGACGGTCTGAAAGGCCTGTTCCAGGACTCCGATACGATCGCCAAGCAATACCGCGATGGTCTGGTCGGGCGCACGGCCGGCTTCGGTGACATCTACGAGAACACGCTGCTGGCATCCCAGGCGACCGGTACCGCCGCGTCGGTCACCGGCTACACCGTCAATGGCGCCGTGACCGCCAACGGCTCGACCACAGTGACGCTGGCGGCCGGCGCCACCACCTTCAAGAAAGGCGACGTTTTCACCGTGGCTGGTTGCAACCGCGTGCACCCGGAAACCAAGGCCGACACCGGCATCGCTCAGCAGTTCGTGGTGACCGCCGACTACGCCGGCGGCGCCGGTGTCCTGAGCTTCGCGCCAGCGATCTACACCACCACCGGCCGCCAGAACGTGACCGCTGCCGGCATGCCGAACGGCGCGGCCGTGACAAAGGTGGGTGGCGCATCGGCGGTCTATAAGCCGTCCCTGGCCTTCCACAAGAATGCGTTCACGTTCGCGACCGCCGACCTGGTTCAGCCGGAAGGCGTCGACTTCGCTTCCCGCCAGGTCATGGACGGGATCTCGATGTCGATGGTCCGCCAGTTCCAGATCTCGGACCGTTCGTTCCCGTGCCGTATCGACGTGCTGTACGGCTACAAGACCCTGCGCGCCAGCCAGGCGGTTCGCATCCTGTCCAACTAACCCCTTTTTGCCCCGCTCCGGCGGGGCACTTTTCTACTGGAGAACGCGATGAGCGAGAAGCAAGAATTCCCAAAGGCCCTGTACCTGCATGGTGCGTGCCGCGTCGTCGGCAACGAGGAAGAACAGGCCGCCGCCGAAGCTGAGGGCCACACCGACTGGCATGCCGACCAGGAGCGTGTGAAGGAAGCGGCAGCGGCCACGAAGGCCGATGGCAAGAAGAAGGCGGTCTAAATGGCCTTCGACACCTACGCCGGCCTCGTAACCACTGTCGCGGACTGGCTGCACCGTTCCGACTTGTCGGCGCAGGTGCCGGACTTCATCCGGATGGCGGAACTGGTGATCAACCGCCGCCTGAACATTTTCCCGCGCGAGATCGAAGCCCCACTGGCTGCGGTGATTGGCTCCCGCTTCGTGCCGCTGCCTACCGATTTTGGGCAGCCCGTCGACCTCTGGATCTTGAACGACGACCCTCGACGACTGCTGACGCCGGTGCAACCGGACCAGTTGCCGGTAAATGACAGCATGCAGGGGCTTCCGAATTTCTGGGCCATAGATGGCGCCAACATCGCCTTCGAATTCAAGGCGGACCAGGCTTACCCATTGGCCTTCCGGTACGTGGAAAACCTGTTCCTGAGTAACGCCAACCAGACGCATGCGACCTTTCTCCGCGCGCCGGATCTCTACGTTTACGGCGCACTGGCTCAGGCCGCCCCATACATCCGCGACGATGAGCGCCTGGCCATGTGGGAACAGAAGTTCAAGACACTCCTGTTTGAGACAGCTGCGGACGCCGGCCGCGCCAAAGGCTTCGTGCCGTTGCGCACTGAGATTCCTGAAATGCTCTGCCGGCCGTACCCATCGCGCCGCCGCTACTGAGGCCTCGACCATGATCGACTTCGAAAACATGCAGGTCGGCGAGGTTCGTGACCTGCCCGCGCGCTGGATTCCCGACGCCCGCACGGAATTCAACCGCGCCCTGGCTTACGCCAACGCGACGGGCGGCGAGGTGCAATTTGTGATCGACAACATCCCGCTGGCGCCCGAGCAGATCACGGGTCCCGACAAACACCGCTACACCATCACGAGGGTCCAATAATGGCACTGGAAACCGCAACCTACGTCAACCAGCTGGTGCCGGCCAACCCACCCGGGTCCGATCCCAAGAGCCAGGGCGACGACCATATCCGGCTGCTGAAGGCCGTCCTCCAGAATACCTTTCCCGCGCTGACCGGCGCCGTCACGGTCGGCCAGGGCGTCATCAACTTCCTGTCGGGCGCCACCAGCAACATCCAGACCCAGTTGAACGACAAGGCCTCGCTGACGGGCACGAACGTCTGGTCCGGGACCAACACCTTCAACGGGCAGACCAACCTGTCGACCCTGACGCAGATCGGGTCCACCGGCTACTTGCAGATCAGCTACATCAACACGCTGACCAGCAACGTGCAGGACCAGATCAACAATATGACTGCAACGCTGCAGGACATGGTGGACGACGCGATCGCCGCGCTGGCCGGCCAGGTGTTCGAGAACGCCCCATGGACCACCCTGATCGCCGGCGAGCCGATCCAGATCGGGGATGCCGTGAGCCAGGCCATCGACGGCCGCATGTACTGGGCCGCGCCGCCGGCAGTGGACCAGACCCGCCCCCTGAACCTGACCGGCGCCACTGCGCTGTCGACGCAGTTGTGGGCCTTTGCAGCGAACGCGTCAGGGTTTGGACATGTAGTTTGCCAGCTCCCGACCGGGAACATCGTCATCGGCTACAAAGTTAGCGGCGCCGTGCCGAAGTGGGTGCAGATCAACTCCAGTGGCGTGCAAACCATCGCCGAAACCAATTTGCCGAACGCGGCGGTGAATGATGAACTCTATGGCATTGCGCCGCTGGGAACCGACGGCAAGTTCGTGGCGCTCTATGGCACGACCGGGGGCACCGTCTATGCGCAGTCCTACACTGCGGCTGGCGCCGTGCTGACGACAACCAATTTTGGGAATATCTTCTCCTTAGGCATCGCGCGCCTTTCCGATGGCTCCGTTGCCGTCATGCGCGCGGTACGCAACTCGAACACGGCCGTTTCGCTGTTCAACGCAACAACCGGCGCAATCACGAGCGTAACCGTTCTGACGCATGCTTCAGATCCGAATCCAACTGCACGCCTGACACCGATTATCGCGGGCGGCTTCAATGTGTTCAGCAAAAACCTGTCGACCACAAACACGGAAGTGCGGACATTCAACAATGCCGGGGTGTTGCAGGCCACGGTGACAGTGGGCGCCTCTGGGACATACAACCAGCTGTACCCATTGCGCGATGGGCGCTGCATGATGACGAACAATTCGACAACGATGCGCCTGGTGACGAGTGCGGGCGCGACGCTTTGGACCGCAACCGCGCCGTTCGCCCCCACCGGGTTCTTGGACAGCGCAAACGGATCGTTCGGATACAGCTTCGCGGCGAGCCCGGCACAGTATTTCCATGTCTCAGCCGATGGCACAACTGTAACTGGTTCGCTCCAGACCGCAGCCGCTCAGGCTGCGGCTCCCCCGGCCGTCATCGACAACGGCTACCTGGCCGTGTTGCGCGGCACCCCGACCTTCCGCCAGCTGGTGGACACGGCGATGAACGTGATCACGTCGGATACCACCGGCACGCAGGACAACGCGATCTCCGCCGGGCTCGGTTTCAACGATGTGCTCGGATTCAGCCTATCGAGCAACGACCGCCAGCCGATGCTCGGCTTCTACCAGGTCACCTCCGGCAACTCGGTCCGCCTGACCCATGCCATCGGCAACCGCTCACCGGAAGGCTGCGCCACCACGGCGGCGTTCCAGCGCGGCGACAACTTCAACGTGCAGATCGGCGGCTACTTCAACCCGACCCGCATCAATACCTGGAACACGACCTTCGACGCCCGGGCGAACGCGATTCCGGGCCAGAAAGGCTCGATTCTCGGCACCACAGCAACCTTCCAAGGACTCAGCTAAATGAACTACTACCTCATTCCTGTCGCCGTGGGCAATTACGTCGCCTGCGGCACCACCCCGCCCTCCTACGACAGCGCCGCGCACCTGTGGACGCTGGCCAATGGCAACCGCATCGCGGCGATGCCTGGCGACTACACGCTGGTGGACGACAGCTCCAACAATCCGCAGCTGCTCGCCGCGGTGAAGGAGGAAAAGAAGGGCGCGGTCACCGCGCTGCGCTACGAAAAGGAGACTCAGGGCATCGTGGTCAATGGCGCGCACATCGCGACCACCCTGCATGACCAGTCGCGCATCACCGGCGCCAAGGCCTATGTCGACCTGCGCCCCGACGCCACCATCCAGTGGAAGACGGACACCGGGGTGTGGGTCACGAGAACTGCGACCGAGATTTTGGCCTTGGCCGGCGCAGTAGGTGACCATGTGCAGGCGCTCTTCACCGCCGAGTGCACCCACCATGCAGCCATCGAGGCGCTGAACACCCTGGCCGGCCTGGCCGCATATGACATCACCACCGGCTGGCCGGCATGAAGCAGTTCCTGATCGCGGTCGACCAGCTGTTCAACGTGACGCTGTTCTTCCTGCCTGGCGGCATCTGGGCGGATGAAACGCTGTCGGCGCGGTCGTGGCGGATGCGCCAGGCGAAGCCGTTCACCTGGTTGCAGCCGCTGATCGACCGCCTGTTCTTCTGGGACACCAACCACTGCCAGTCCAGCTATGAATCGGAGCGGAAGCGGCTGCAGCTGCCGCCGGAGGAACGGCAATGCCATATGTGAAGTTCCCGAACTGCGGCGCCGTGGGCGTGGTCAAAGACCTGTCGAAGCACGAGTTGCCGATCAATGCCTGGACGGACGCGAACAACGTGCGCTTCCTGGATGGCTATGCGCACTGGTTTTACGGCCATGGCGCGGTTTATGGCACGCCACCGGTGATTCCGTACCACCTGCTGCCCATAAACGTCGGAGCGGCCCGCTATTGGCTCTACGCGGGTGCCCAGAAAATCTACGCTGTCACCGTCAGCGGCGGCGCGGCGGTGCACACCAACCTGACGCGCCAGAGCGCCGGCGTGGACGTGAACTACACCGGCACGCCGAATGCCTGGACCAGCACCAGCCTGTCCGGCATCCCGATTTTCAATGCCGGCAACACCGTCGACCCGCCGCAGATGTGGGATCTGAACCCGGCCAACCGCATGACGACCCTGACCGCCTGGCCGGCGAATACGTTCTGCAAGTCCCTACGCACCTACAAGGGCTTCCTGGTGGCGCTGAACGTGACCGCCGCTGGCGTGAACAAGCCGTTCATGGTGAAGTGGTCCGATGTGGCAGCGCCTGGCGCCGTGCCGGCCAGCTGGGACCCCGCCGACGCGACGCGGATGGCCGGCGAGAATGACCTGGCCGAGGGCGGCGACCCCGTGCAGGACGGTCTGCAGCTGCGCGACTACTTCATGATCTACAAGGAGGCCAGTGTCTGGCGCATGTCGTTCATCGGCGGCCAGAACGTGATGTCGTTCCAGAAGGTGCTGGGCATCAGCGGCGCCCTGAACCGCAACTGCATCGTGGAGGTCGACGGCTTCCATTTCGTCCTGACCTCGTCGGACGTGATCGTGCACGACGGCGAGACCGCGCGCTCGGTGCTGGACAAGGAGGCGCGCCGCGCGCTGTTCGATGACTTCGATGCGGCCGCCAAGGACCGCGCTTTCGTGTTCAAGAATCCGTACCGCAACGAGGTCTTCGTCTGCTACGCCAGCATCAACAACAGCATCCCGAACAAGGCGCTGGTCTGGAACTACCGCGATAACACGGTGTCCTACCGCGAGATCCCGGCGCTGCACCATGCCAACTACGGCGCGGTGGACGACAGCCTGGCCGACAGCTGGGATTCCGATTCGGACAGCTGGGACTCCGACCTGTCCGCCTGGAACGGCCCGGGGTCGACGCCGAACACCGCCCGCGTGCTGATGGCGCCGAACCAAACGAAGCTCTACCTGCTGGACTCGGCAGCCACGTTCGATGGCGTCAAGCCATCCTGCTACCTGGAGCGCGTCGGGCTCGACTTCGGCGAAGCGGACAAGATCAAGCTGGTGCGCGGCGTGCGGCCGCGCATCACCGGCAACGTCGGCAGTACGGTGCTGGTCAAGATCGGATCCCAGAACGATCCGTATGAAGACCCCGTCTACACGACCATGACCCATACCATCGGCCAGACCGTGCACAACGACTGCTTTGTGTCGGGGCGCTACATCGCCGTGCGCCTGGAGAGCGGCACGGCCTACACCGCGAGGATCGATTCCTTCGACCTCGACATCGTCCTTGCAGGGGAATATCCATGACCGTTTTCAACCGCAATAGCCCTAAGTATGCGCCCGGGCCGGTACCGACCGACCCGAAAGACCTGCCGCGCTACCTGTCCGAGGAGTTCAACAAGATTTCCGCCTCGATTGGCCTGCTGGCCGACGGCCAGATCGAGATCACTTACAAGGCCCCGGTGAAGGTCGGGCCGGGCATGTTGCGTTATGCCGATGGGACCAGCTGGAATCCAGGCGGTGGCGAGGGGCTTTACCGACGCACGCTGGCCGGCGCATGGGTCTTGGTGGGGTAGAACATGGGATTTTTGAGCAATCTTCTCGGGTTCGAGAATTCGTTCACCAAGAATTTCACGGGTGACATTCTCAGCAACCCAACACGCCTGCTGACTGGCATCGATCCAGCTTCGACCAAGCTGTGGAACTCGCTCCTGAACCGCGATGACCCTGCTTTGGTGAACTGGTTCGGCAGCCCCGGGCAGCAGTATTACGACCAGGCGCAGCAGGAAGGAATCGACACGGGAGCTGCCGGCACATTCCATGGACTCGCCGACACAATTGCGGGCATCTATGGCGGCAGTGGCCTGTCGGGCTCATTGGGATTTGGCAGCCTCGGTTCTGCGTCTGGGCCCGGGAGTGTTTCTGGCGCGCTGACGAATGCAGGAAATATCGGCAAGGTCGCGAATTCCGTTTCAGGTGATCAAAACAGTGGGGGTGGTATGGGGC